AATACAAACTGATAGAGTTCCCCGACGGGACAAGGGAATACCATAAAGACCCTAAGCCTGATGACTTCTGCAAGAAATATCAAGACTTTAAAATTATAAAATAGTACCTTTAAATCAAAAACAATGAGTATCATCGGCATCATCATCCACTTAGTAGAGAAGTTTGGAAAATGGATTAGCGGTTGGTTTATCCACGCAGAAACAATTTACAATGACTTTACAGACGCAGAGAAGAAATACGCAGAATGGGCGTATGGCGTAGTGGCCTTAGTAAATCAAAACTTGGACGCTTTTATCAAAAAAGACCCGGCATCCGTCGCGTTAGTGCAAAAGGCGTTCCCCGATCTGAGCCTATCCGTTTTACAGGGCTTTTTAGACAACGTGCTGAACGAATTTAAAGTAAAGCAGGCTGAGATACCATTGACGTTAGAAGATGCGCTAAAGGAACTGGCAGTATATCTGCAAGGATTAGGCAGTCATAACGTTTGGAGTACGGTATCGCAAAGTATCGGGCATATCTTAATGATAATGTTCAGCCCGGAAACCACTTTGCAAAAGTTAATAGCTACGGCTGAGTATATCTATCAAACCATCGTTAAGCCGAAAGTGGCGGGGATGGTGGTGTAAAGATCACAGGGCTTCGTCACGCCTGCGAGTTGACGGTTTTATAAGGAGCGGGCGTAGTTGCCCGCTTTGTTGGACATATATGAGTTTATATCACAAATACGACTTTTCAGGAGAAGTGAGATATTACCGAAATAGGCTCACTTTAATCGATATTAATATAGTCAAATACTTAGGGGCTGACTACAAGCCTAAGTTTGACCATTGGTTTATTCCTCCTCCCGATAGCCAATTAGAATGGTTTGTATTTTTTGTTGACGGTGAAAAACGGTATTACCAAACTTGGCCTAAAGACAAATTAGAATTACATGAAAAGTTTTTAGGTCTTGGGAGGCCGGGAGATAAAAAGATTGTTTATACCTATGGGAAAGCACTAAAGCCAAAATCGGAAAAGTCATCTAATAGCATTCCTAACCCCGTTAATATAAAATCAAAATGGGTGCGCAATGTAAACGGCGAATTGGTACCACCAACATGCTGTTATTGCGCTATTGAACTCAATGGCTTAACATATACACGCGATCATATAGTGCCAAGAATAAAAGGAGGAAAGGATACAAAAGGTAACCTGCGTCCATGTTGCTACGAATGCAACCAAGAAAAAGGCGGTTTAATGCTTCATAGTTACATCCAAATGCTAAATCTGTTGCAGGGTGAAGAGAAGCCGGGGACTGAAAGGTATAACAAACTCCAAACCAAAATCATCAACGCGAATGAGATAGCGAAGTCGTTAATAAAATGAAGCCACACTTTAGGATAAAAGTATTCAAAATGCACCCTCATCAAAATGGGTACACTTATAAAATATGGATACGAGGGCACAAGCCTTCATTCTCTATTTTTGCTCCTATGGGAATTGCTCCTGACTTTAGCAGGTTAACGGGTATCTTAATGAGGTCGGTATACGGATGTCCTACTTCGAGTCCGCGCTCGTAAAGAAGTTCTTAACGAGATATGTGCATCCCGCGCCTATTCCTATCATCACTAATGACTTCCAGCTAAAATCCATTTTTCCAGCGTCAATAGTGCGCTCTATGGCGACAAGTACAGGTGAACCGACTGCGATTATTAAGCCACGTATAGCATCACGCCAGTTGATTGAGTAAAGTTTTGATGGTTGCATAATTAATTGTTTATGGTAAAACCTCTGTTTCATTAATCCCCCACCACTGAAACTTATCCCAACTTTCATCTGAATATAGTTCAGCAGATAATTCATCCCCTTTCGAAATCCAGTACTCTTTGCTTTTTGAGTGCTCCTCTTTTACTTTATTTTGGCTTTCCAATATAGCGTTCTGAGCGCCTTTCTTTGATAGATGAAGCGATATAGTGTAAGCAGAGCTTTCTTCTGTCATTGGATTGTGTAAGGCTTCAAATACTTTCATGTAACTGAGATTTCTTTAATCAAACTTACCATTTATTTTGATTAAATCAAATAGAAGTGGTATATTGCGGGGTAGCCGGTAATTCAGCCGGTGTAAAATCTCACAAAATGAAAGTCTATAAAGAGCCATGTAAGAATTGTCTTTTGTCAAAAGAAGCAATTGTAAATCCAAAACGTAAAAAACAAATAATATCCGACTGCGTTCAAAGTCAAACTCATTTTATTTGCCATAAAGCATCAATAGAAAATAAAGACATTTGTTGCAAAACTTTCTTTGATACACTTGGCGACTATTCCCAATTAATCAGAATAGCTAAACGGTTAAATTGCATTGAGTTTATCGAATTGCCAGATGGTGAGAAATTATTATCTTACAATGAAATTAACCGAGCAGGTTAAGTGAGATTTCCCTGTTTTGGTTTTTAGTCAAGCCCGTCCCGCACGGGCTTTTCTTATGACAGCAAATCAATAAACTCCGCATAAAACCCCGCTATCATATCAGCCTTATCCAGCCCATTAATTATTTTTCGAGCATTCACAGGATCAGTAACCGTATCATTAAAATACTTCGGCAATCCCACGCCGGTATACAGCCCGTGGTACATACAATGTATCATAGCCCAAACTGACGGTTCCATAAGCAATAACAATTCAGGATGGTTCAGGAAGTCCCAGCCTTGTTGTTTGGCATAGGCTTGATCGGATAGCATTTGATAGTTTTCGTACCAGCTGGTTTGACAGAACCCTCTGCCGTAGTATATATGGTCAGGCGTTTCATAAGGCTCACCCGACTGTTTAATCTTGTGCCCATATTTATGTCCGGCACCTCTCCCATATTCCTCTATTGGCAACATCGTTCTGCCTGTCTCCCAATAGGCCGTAGCTAATATGTAAGCCATCATTCGCTTATCGGTGACGCCATACTTGGTACAGGCATCAACTATGTCCTGTACGCTTTGTTTTTGGGTTTCGGTCAGTTGAATCATCTCGTCGTCTTAACGCACGCCCATAACATTGCCAGCCCGAAACAGATAATGAGGATGGCGGCGATGGGGTGCATGGTTAAAGGTATAAAAAAGCCCTGAATAAATCAGGGCTCTCTACCCAGCTGACCAACGCGCTATTGGCCTTTCTTTCATTCGGTGAATTGGGTGCTCGAATATCTTAATCCGGTAATTGCTTTTTGGCTGAAATGAGTTTGCTGATTAAAGCGTTTAATTGTTCCTTATCATTTATGTAATAAAACACATTCCAAAGTTCAGAATTTTCATTATTCTCACTTTGTAATTGAAAGACAAGCGAACTTTTATTATCATCGTCCATGTTTGGCTGAACCGAAACCTCTAAAACATTATCGAGGTCATCTTTTAAGGTTAGTGCTATCATTTTATTAGCTTTTAATATACATTCGGCTGAATTACCGAACCAAAATATACCACCCATCCCCGACAAAAGCAAATGTAAATTCAGGCTGTGGGTGTTTGTTAATTCGTCCCCCTGATATGCTCTTGCAACCGCTCTATCTTAGCGTCCTTCTTATCGCACTCGGCCTGTAGGCGCTTGACCTCTTCCTCATTACGGTCTGCCTTTATGATATATCTTATAGCGTAGAAAAAACCGCCTATAAAAGCTAAAATAACGGCTATTAAAGCTATCCAGTTTGCGGTATCCATTACTCATGCGACATAGCCATTTTCTTATCCAGCATTTTTGGCACTGTAAGTTCGACAATTTCTCTCAGATTTTCAGGCCATTCGGGTTCGTTCTTGTCTGCTATACCCCAAACGTGACATTCATTGATGAGCCTTTTATAAATTCGCGTATCAAAGTAGCCCGATACGACTATCATATAAATTCCTGAGTATTTCTTCTTGATGCTTATGACGGTATCAAAAACGTTATAGTCAGTTATGCCAATATCGGTTATAACCATGTAAACATCGTCGTTCAATGCATTAATAAACTCATCAGGATCGTAAAATGTTTTTACGCTAAAGGTGTCTGATTTACTCAATACGCGCTCCATTACCCGTAGGTCATCGATATTGTCATCGAGTATATGGATTAAGATTTGGATTTTGGAGGTCATTTCTTCAATTCGATCATAACCCTATCAAACCGACTATTCATGTCTTTTTTATCTTCTTCCCGGTATTTAAATAAGGTTGATATATCATCCTTGATACCACCGAGTGTGCTATTCAATGTAGCGGTGACAGTTGCGATCACAACCTTTTCAATAAACTCTTGCTTCTCTTGCTTTTGTGCTAATTGGTAAGCATCACGTTCAGCCGCTTTGTCCTTAAACCATTTGTTGGTAAATCCTAAGAATGCTATTAAAATACCAATTACAGTTACAATCCATGTTCCGATCGTTGTCCAGTTGATAGGTTCCGGTATAGGTGGTGTCATTCTGATAATTTTTGAATATTGCATGTTAATTCACTAAGGTAAAACTTTATTCCCGTTCTCATTTACCGTTTTTTAACCCAATTTTCAATCAGGGTCACCCATTACTTTATACTTCCACTCGTTAAAAAATATAGTAGTAGTTACGAATAAAACTGTTCCGTCATAGGCGTAGAACATATGCATCGGGTATTTAGTGTTAAAAAACTCTGTAATTGTTAAAATTATAAATAAATAGTTGACCAGTATAGAGATAAAAATCAATAGATTGAAATTCCTGTGATGCTCATTAATAAAGCCACACTTCCAATCTAGTAACACAAACAACGCTGCACCGAATGTTAGCCAATTATAAAACAACTTGCCAAAATACGGCGTCCATACAAGGAACTGGAATATATAAACATCAAAAAGCCCGACATATAATATCAGGGCTATGATTGTTATGGCAATTCTGATTTGCATGTTAAGCTGGCCTACCTAAATCCAAAACACAATCCCCCGTGGTCGTGTTGCAGACATAGTGAGGTGGGCAGCCGGTTGTCTTGCAGGTGCCACCGCTGGCCGGGCTAACATGTCCATGAATAACCTCAATAATCGCCTCCGGTCCGTACAGTTCGATTAAATCATCAAAGTGTAGTTGTAATTCTGATTTTTCCATTTTTATGTTTGTTTAAAAGAGTTTGTACCAGGTTGTATTTGATTTACGATACTGATAAGAGGTAGTTGTTCCTGCGTTGGCTGCTGTTAACGCCGCACCTATCAACGATTGTGCAGTATTGGCTAACATTGTCAAAACACTTACAACAGCAGATACCCCCGTAATTGTACCACCAAATTGAAAGTTAACAACGTCCTGATCTTGTGGATTGGGCGGTAACTTAAGGCTTAATGTAGCTGCCAATGATGCCGGATTGACATATACTATCCCCGTTGCATCATTTACCGTTTGAGTGCCGCTTGTAGCGGTTATTTCCTGTATGCCGTCTCTTTGCATGATAATTTATTATAATATGTAAATGTAATTATTTATCTTTGGGTAAACAACCACGAAAAGAAATGAAAGATAGAAATCTTGATCATTCCGATCACTGGGCAACACCGCCGCACATTTACAATGAACTTAACGAAGAATTTAATTTTGATTTTGACCACTGTCCATTAAGATCTCAATTTGATGGATTGGCTATTGAATGGGGTGGTTCAAACTTTATTAATCCACCTTATTCAAGAAAACTTAAAGAAGCCTTTATTATAAAGGCTATTGATGAAAGTAAAAAAGGTAAACTATGCGTAATACTATTGCCTGTATCTACTTCAACTAAAATATTTCATGATTATATCTTGCCTAATAAAAAAGAAATAAGGTTTTTACGGGGTCGGGTGAAGTTTTTGGGGATAACAACTAAGGGTGAAAAATCAATAGGTGCAGGAATGCACGATAGTATGATTGTAATATTTTAAGATATGAAAACCTATATAGTAACAAGGGTAATTCAGGAAACATTTACTGTCGATGCAGAAAGTGAAGAAAATGCGTTAAAATTAGTTTTTGAAGGCGAAGGGGATGGAGGCAATGTAGTCATTAAGAGTCAAATAGCAAAAGAAGTTCCTTATCGATATACTAAACGTTATATTGATAATAAAAACACTCCCCATTAATTCGTGGTTGTTTTATTTGGGGTTTGATTCAGGGCGGCTAAAACCGCCCTTTTTCATTGTATCACCTGCACCATCCATTGATAAGCCGTACTTGCGGCCAAACCGCCCGAACCTACCTTTATTACATAAACCGTTGTGGTTGTACTTGAAGCATCCACGTACACCTGTGCTGTACCGTTTAAAGCCGCTGTTACGCTATTAGCAGGTGTTAATACTACTGCTTTGGGTGCTGACCCGTAAGCAACGTTAAACGTTATCGTAGCCACTGTAGCGGTTGCTGTCGGGCTTGTACCAGTTGTTACGTTCACCTGATGCCCCAAATCACTACCTGTTACCGTTACAGTTGGCGAAGTGCCTGCACCTGTACCAGCTGCTATGGTGGGGGCGGAGGTGATAGAAGATAGATGTGTAACCGATAACAACCCACTATTATCCAAACTCATTCTGTCGGTAAAAGAGGGCGTTGTATTGGTCACAAGCGAACTCATCCAGTAAAGAGTAGCGGTGGGCGTTGACGCGGATACCCCACGGGCTTCCATACCGAAATCAAATTCATTAGAAGCAGGTGTGCCACTTAAATTCCATACCCTACCACCTGTCCTGATGCGTGGCCCGATTTGTACCGGTACACCGCTTGTTGCCGCCGTCCTGTTGGTAAATACGCCACCATCCGCTGCTGTTGTCGCTAACGCGCTTATATTACCATCATACTTCCCTGCTGCTACAGAGCCGCCGAGCGTAAGCGTACCGGTAGACGATAGGCTGCCCTTGCTTACTCCACCTACTTGAAAATCAAATAGGTTTTGCGCACCGCTTCCCGGCGTATTCGTCGTCCTGTTAACCAAGAAATCAGTATAAGCAGCAGTTGAAGTTTGGCTAACCGTTGAGTTAATTGTAAAACCTACATCAGTGCCGGAAGATGCGTTACCGGTCGGGCTAAAGGTTGATTTTTGCAGGTTGTCCATTGTCCAGCCGGTGGTATAAGAACCGCCGTCTTTTTTGGTTTGTACCGTAAAATTACCGCCCTTATTATTCGTAGTCGAGCCTGTTAGTTGAGCAAACATTCGCGCAACGCCGTAGCTGCCTGAACTATTATAATTCGATTGAAAGTCAAACTCTCCTACCGTGCCTGATGTTATGGCCACGTTTGCCAATGTTGTATAAGTTGGCGGGTTAGCTGAGTTGGTAGATGACCCGTATAGCTCAGCAATTGATCTGCTTGTATATCCGGCCGGGTTTTGAACGGTAGCCTCGTCGATGCCAAGATTGCCTATAATACCGGATGAAAAGTCATTATTCCATTGCTGCGCCGTCGAAAGCGTGGTAGTGGCATTTTTTGTAACCTTTAAAGTTGCATAGCTGCCATTGGCGCTACTACTCCACGTTTCTCCTGCTATGAATTGTAACGCCCCTGCTGCTTCTGCTGTCCTGTGCGTAGCGTCATACCATCCACCGCCACCGAAAGCTATAATCTCGTCATTGGCGACCAACCCTGTCTTTGAACCAGCTGTCCCGTTGTATTTCCACCCTTCAATTAATACGTGCCCGTTGGTGTTATACTCCGAAACGTTGGTTTGACCGTCCAGTCCGTTGACTTGCAAAGCTGTCTGTCCGGGAAAGGCAAGAGAAGGGGCCGCAACGCCGGTATTTAAATTAATGGTGAGTATTTGCGCCATCGTTTTAGGCCCAAGTATTGTTTCAGCTTTATTAATGTGAACAACATTACCCAACATGGTTGCCGTATCTGAATAGGCTACAACGTCCGTGATTCCGTACCCTGATTTTGTTGTCGGCGTGCTTGTAATTGTTGACCAGGCTTGCGTACCGGTATGGTTTGACCTGTCAAGGTAATAACTACCCGGATGGCTATTTAAATTACTTGCATTGGAAACAGTACCACCAACTCCCGCAGCTATCGCATCATCAACGTATTTTGTAGAAGCAGCTTTCAATGAACTGTCACGGGCCGCTGGAGTATTAGATAAAAGCAGTTGCCCGGTAGCATCTATTGAATTTCCACCGGCGTAAAAATACCCACTTGCATCATGGTTAAAAATATTAAGCATGTAACCGATATAGGGCTGTGAATAAGATGCTCCTAAACCAATTTCGCCAGCGTCACCAAATACTTTTATACCATAATGGCTGTCCCCTTTATCCCCTATAAACAGATCATTTATAAAATCAGGCTGTTGTATATTTATAAAATCATAGTTACCGCCGTAATCATGGTCAAGACTTTCTATCTGAAAATTCTTTCTAACCTTAACACCATCGTTATTGATCGAAACAAAAGTGCTGTCTGATTTTAACAAAAGTCTATTTGAACCAATGTTGAACGTTCTCAAAGTATCAGATTGCGTAAGATCGGAGTTGCCGAGATTTGCTATACTTCCTGAAATAACAGTATGTAAACTATCTATAGCACCTTTAACAGCCCCCCACGGAGTAAGCCATCCATCATCAAGCTTACCAACTGCTGAATAATCGGCAGGATATGAAGCACCCTTAGACCCCCTATCATCGTTTATCTTCCATCCAACTGTGTTTTTATCACCATAAATAGTTTGTAATCCGTCTGATAAATTTAATGTTATGCCCGCACTGTATGGACTTCCTACACTACCGTTACCGCTTACTCCGATAGTCGCGCTATCGCCAGTTGAAACATTCCCGGCCAGCAATAAAGCACCTGTCGTATCGACTCTAACTGTGGTATTCCCATCCAATCCAAACCGGTTCACGTTGGCTATAAATTGCTTTTTAGCCATTAATAACTGAAACGACGGATCTGCACCATCATTATCTGTGAACTGAACTGATTTACCGTTTAAATAAGCATTCCGGTTGGCTGTAAAAACCCCGTTAACATTATAGATATTCCGTCCAAATGCACCGGTATCGGTTAATCTCAAAACGCATGTTGGGCAGTCAGGCACCGCATTAACCTTTAATGTATCTGCTTTAACGTACCGTCCGCTAAAATAAATACCATTCGACAGCGCCCCACCTGCATTTACCGTATTCCCGACGAAATTAATACCGTCCCCCGCAATAGCCCCATGTGCATTCAATGTATCTTTCAGTGCCGTCTGCGTCACTACCAAAGTAGCCGTATCTGATTTTTGAAGCAACCGTATCCGGTTTAGCCTGCTATCCCATATCCATTTAACACCTGATACGCCCGGAATAGTAAAACCGATGGAATCTTTTGTCTTATCCATCTGCCATTGCGGGATAACCGGAACTTGCGCATAGGCAAAAACTGGCAAAAGGAACAATATAAATAGTAATTTCTTCATACTTTCAACAAAATATAAGTATCCTCTTTAAAGTTACCACTTCCATCGTCATTTCCAAAAACATCAATTGAAAGGAGTGTAGCATAAGAGCTGTTCAGGTAGTTGTATTGCCGCTGTATCGTTTCCCACGGTATCAGTACGTCAAAATCCTGTGTGGTGTCATCGTTATACTTATTAATAAGCGGCAATGTCGTTGGGAATGCCCCAAATTGAAGCCGTGTGGTCATATCAATATTATAAGGTATTGGGTCACCTTTTGGTATAAATATTTCCTCCGGCGGTACACCTGATGCGTTGCTGAACCAGTATGGTAAGTCAACCCAATGCGTAACGCCGTCGCCCATCTTCATGCCGACGGGTGTGCCATAGCTATCTATTTCAAATCCCTGTTCGCGGTCTGCAAGTATGGGGTTGACATATTCCCATGCCTCTGTTGTATCTCTCCGGCGCTTGACGGTTGTTAGTACACTTACGCTCATTCGCCTTCGATTATTATTAGTGTTGGTATTGGTTTATCTGCAAAACCCTCGTCTATCGTATCAAACCGAATAACCGAATAACTCCCCGGCGCTATAATTGTCGCAACAACATTACCAAACTGGTCAATTATAGTAACCGTTTCGTTTGGCAACGGTATCGGTGGTACATCGGTCGTTATGATACCCAATTCGCCGTCCCCGGTCATCTCGAAACTGTTCTGCGATAATCCATCATAGGGACTGTCCATATCCGACGAGGTCAGTAGAACAACGCCGGAGTACTGTACATTTTCCTGATCGGTAAAAGCAAACTGTACTTTCGTACCGGTCATAATCAACCCTTGCAGGATCGCTATATTAGGAACGTCCAGAAAATTAGTGATGCCTTTTAGCGCAAGCGTGTAGGTATATTTGCCGATGAAATTAAATGTTCTTCCCCGTAAGGTGTTCTTTGTAGTGGTCTCTTGTGTTTCAGTAGTGACCTTGATGGTGCAGTCACGGGCATGGGCTACGGCGTAATATTGGCCGTTCAAATTGTAAAACAGGTCAATGTCCTTACCCTTGATATATTCTACTTGTGCCATCGCATAAATATAGATATTTTCTACAAATAAAAACTACCCGTTTTGTCTTGCATTTCTTTCGTATTTTGGAGTGTATTTGTAGACATCCTGAACATCGTTATCGCTACACTGTATCAAAACTACATGCCAAACGCTATTCCTCAAGTCACCCTCAATTGAGTACGGCATAAACAATACGCCATCATAGTATTGCAGCGTAAACAACCCGTAATATTGCAGCGATGAACATTGAACATCACCCTCAAACTTAAGCATGTGGAAACCGTAGTTACGGGCTATGCTGCGTGTTACCGTGGCTGCCAGTCTATCTTTCGGGTCAACTGATTTCAGGGCAAAATTCCACAGGTTTGATACCGGCGCTGTTGAATAATCATGGCCGTAAAAGATATTGCCAGCAACGCGCTTATTATTTGGATAGGTAAATAATCGCAAATCAGTTTGTTTCAAATTAGCTTGCGGTAATCCCGTTACAGCCGTCATGGTATGGATTTCGGCGGTTTGAAGCGCAGAGGATTGACTTGCATCTGAGAATGTTAAATTCAAAGCGTCAATGTCATAGGTTTTAATGGTGTGGTTTTGGGTACCCCATGACCTTGCTCCTGCAACCGGAACAGCGCCGTAAAACTTAAGATAAACTATTCCAGTGCCGGGCATAGCATCCGTGCTTGTATTAAAATTGAGCCAAATCCTGTAATCGGTTATCTTGCCGAAGTTGGTAACAAATGCCGGGTAAAAGTCATAATGCGGAAATATGATCCATTTGTTTTGGTCTACATTCCAAAAGTACTTATCGCCTGTACCGTCCTGAACAAATTCAATCCCGATTACTGGCTGTGGTGAATAGGTGGCATCATAATATTGAGGTCGCCATGCGAACGAAACATTGAACTTTTGATTAACCTGGTCACACACAAATCCCGGCACGAAATAAATAGACGAATTTGAATCCATATCGCCGTTACGGAACAGGTTCAAAAATATTCCTAAATCATAGGTTGCCGTGGTGAAATTACTATACCCCTGTATCCTTAATTCCCAATCACCATCGTACGCTCCCAATTGAACATCTGCCGGGTTTGGCGGGTCGTAATTGAAAAATGCGTTGTTAGGCGAATTGGCAACCCAATCCGGTGGCAACTCCCCCTGTATCGGCCCAATTTCAAAGCTTGGATTTTCAAACAACAATGCCAGTATATCAAAACTTACATCGCCCTCAATATTATATGCCTTATCGTAATTAATGGTCTGCATTGGATTAACAGGCGCAATAGGAAAGCCAAATCCGATAGGTTGTAATAACGGTTGTGTAACATCAAGCCCGGTAGTATTGATATTTGACATATCATCAGCGAACTGGTAAAATGCCTTTTCAAACTCATCAGAAACAACGCCATTGGTCAGATAGAACATATCATTCCAGTTAACCAGTACAAATTCACCCAAGTGATTGATTAAGCATAACCGCATTGACTTTAGCAGCAATTCCAGTGCGGAGTAAGTATCCATTGGTGTGCCTGAGCTATCGTAAAGTATATCAGCCCATGTGCCCATATTTAGCCATAAATCCCGGTCATAAGTGCCATTATAGCGGAGCGATGAAACCACCTTAACATTATAGTTATACCCCAATTGGTCAAGGCATTGCTTAACAAGCCGTTTCCATGCAACCAAACCATATTGCTGTATTTGCGCTGTTCCGTATCCCTGTCCGCCTGAACCGTCACCGAATATATTGCCCTTTAATGATGGGATGCCATCGGTAGCTGTTAAGGTCACCGGATATTCCGGGTCGGCGTAAAAATCCTGTAACTCATCCGGCAATAGCCATCCCTGAAAATATAATAACCCACCCATTTCCAGTACAATGTACCATGATTGTTCAGGCACATTTGAAAACTCAGCAGGCGTAAAATCAAGCCCGGTATAAATCAGGTTGATTGTCAGGTTAGCCGATACAATTGCAGTTGTCTTGTCCTCGTTCGGGTCGCTTTGCTTATACGATACTGGTATTCCTGTCCCGGTTATATCCTTCGGGAATAAGGTAGCGTCATAACTATGGCGCATGTCATATAGCTGTAATTCAAATGGTGTTAACCCGTCGCGGCTATTGAACTTCAACCGATATTTAAAATGCGTTTTCGTGCTGTCAAATGGCAGTATAACAAAGTCCTGTGAAAATGCGCAGGCGTTTGTATCGACCGCATCTATCCTGTAATTATTGGCCGGTGCAAGCCCTGTAAAGTATCCAGTGGTATTGCTTGCCAAATCAGGCCCGAGCACAACTCGCAGGGTATAAGTTATTGGCGCAAACGATGAAGTGCAGAATAAATTAGCCGTCCCGTCATTCGCCCCGCTATCGGTTTCGTCCGTAGTGGTGAAATTAACTTTGGCTATATCGCAGGTCGGTTTTACATAACCGCAATAGATTGAATTAGCCTGCTTTGTTGCGTATGCGTATGGTGGCCCAGCCTGAACTCTGTAAGTATACTGGTCAAAGGTATCAGGTGCGCAAATAATCGAAACGATAGTACCGACAGGTGGTTGTGGTGTTGAACCGCCGCCGCCTATGAAAAAATCGCTATAGGTTACATAGTTCGGGTCTTCTGTGCTGCGCTTAACTGTACGCAAGATTGACGGTGAAGGATTGTAACTATATAAGGTAGGAAAACTCACGAAATACGCCCTTTCGTCTTATTCGCCCTATCTAAAAATAACAACATATCAGAGCCTTGCAATTTCATGGTGAGCGTTCCGGGGTTATCTCCGCCTTGTGCATTTACATTGGCAAATTCAGCTAAATGCTTTGGCGTTACTATGGCTTCCGGGCCTGCTTCACCAAATAACCCGACAGTTGGCTTGGTAAATATACCACCGGTAGCATAATGCCCCGGAGCACCACTTCCGCCACCTGTCGGCGAACCGCCTACCAATGTACCAAAGCCTGATAACTGTCCGAATAAAGACGCGAACGATACGCCTGAACCGAACCCTGTAGCCGATAACAATACAGCCAGTATAGCGGCGGCGGCGGCGGCGGCCAATATCTTTTCAATCAATTGTAATAAGAATTGCCCCATCGCCTGTACGAATGATTGCGTCCCCGATAATGCCGATTCAAAGGCGTGCATTAAGCCCGTACCTATCGTTCTTGATAACTCCCGCACTGTTACCGCCGCTTCTGAGTTTTCTTTCTTATATGCTCTTGTTGCTGCGTTTGATTTCCAAATCTCTTGCTGGATACGGGCATGTTCTTTAGCACCTTTTTCGAGGTCGTCACTCAGTTGGTTCTCTAATTGATCCTGAGCAATTAGATTTTCGCCCTCTCCCTTGTCTTGAACATTAGTTACTGTTGACAACCCAAGCTCACCCACCCCCGTTCCCTGCGCCGACAATGCAGGCGCACCTCCTCCGGCCAATCTTGCGTTCTTAATCGCCAATTCAACATCTGCCACCTTTTGTTCTGCCAATTCAGCATCAATGGCCAATTGTCGTATCCAAGATTTTTCAGCCCCATTTGCTACGGCATCATTCAAAGCGGTTTCCGCTTCTTTGGCTTTTTGTTTGAGTAGGTCGAGTCCGGTGACGGCTTCTACTATTTTCTCCTTACTACCACCCTGCTTATCAAGTAGCGACCCTATGCCGTATTGCTCCAATAGCTGCTGTATGGCCATCCCATTGGCTTTGACTTTATCTTTTATTTTGTTGTAATAATTCTGCAAAGTAACACTGTCTCCGTTTTCATCCTGTACGCCCAAGCTTTGCAAAACAGGGCGAACGTTATTACCGGGTGTTATCTGCCTGAAACCGGTCATCGTTTCTTTGGAAACGTCGGGTTTTATTTCCCTTGCCGCAAACCGCTGATCGAGTTTTAATTGCTCCGCTGCAAGCTCGGCCTTTAATTGTATTAATGGCTTTAGCGCCGCTGACAAGCTTTCTTGTCCGGCTTTTACAACTGCTGTATTTATCAGGCTTTCGGTTAATTTATCATACGCTCCGGCTGCCTTACCAGCTAATATCGCCTCCTGCGATAGATTACCAAAATAGCCGGGGTATTCTTTTTGTATTTCTTTTACAGCCCGTAATCGGTCTTGTCTTGATAAATTATCATTTTGACTTGCCTGATATAATACCATCAGGTGCGAAACCTCTTTGGCGGCGGTGTCTATACCGTCGTTAAGGGCTTTGTTAAAGTCCTCCTGATCTTGCGCCGCATGTTTGGCAGAAATAGCGACACTATCTATCCCCCTTTCAAAAAGATGCAAGCTTGCTACATATTCAATAATTGGGCCAGTGAAAAAGCCAATTAAACCCGCGACACCAACACCCGGCAGAATGTAAGCTATTTTCCTTATCATTGAAAATGCCTGCCCTGCATAATTGGTGCTGCTTTGAACCGCATTCCCCAATTTGTCGAAGCCGTCTTTACCGACATTGGACAACCTTCCAATTTCCGATTCTATGTCCTGTATCTTTTTATTGTACTCCCTTAAAATATTGGGGTCAGTAGCCTTTTCAGCAATATTCCGGTAAGATTGAAGTTGAATTGAAAGCGACAGAATAGACCTTTGTTGCTGATTGTATGCAGCGTTAGTGACTTCCAGTTTTTTAGCGGTGTCGCTTGCGATGGCTGCCGCTTCGCCCATGCTATTGCGGTATGCCGAAATATCAGCGCCAATTTTTACCTGTAAATCTGCCATGCAATAAAGATATTATGAATTTGCCATATTATCAAACCTTTCTCATTCGCGAAACTACCTGTGCCCGTTCGATAGCCCGGCGTTTCATATCTTCCTTATCTTCCGCCGTTACTGGTTTTGGCGGTGGCTCAACAGGGTCGGTAAGCAATGGTTTAAAATCGATAATAGAAATATCCTTGCAGCCACCATTTACCTTAGCCATTACATAGGATATGAAGCGGGTGTGTTCCCACTGTTTTGCGGCCTCGAAAGCCCGGCGACAGATATAGCAACGGTATTCATACAATGTCAGGTCATAAAATTCAGCAGGGGAAAGCCCCATGTGAATTATGGCATCTTCAAAAAGGTCTTTAAATGTTATTTCGCGGCTTTGGGTTGCTCCGCTTGCATCGAGGTCGGTATTAAGTTTTTTTTTAGATTTTCCTCGTATTGCTTTATTTGCGCTTCGCTGGCTTGCGGTATTTCCATTATTTCACGGAACTGTTGCCAAACGCTTTCCAATTCGGCTTCGTCAGCGTCATCAACCCATGTCGCAAGAACAGGGATAGTAAGGATTTCTTTGTCTTTATAATAATGCTCGTAATTACCATTCCGCTCATAGTTAGCAATCAGTCCGCAATAGGTAATTACCGTTAAAGCCCGAAGCGGATTCAACTCAATCATATCGGCAATACTGTCGTGCGTATTTAGCGGGTCTACGTTCAGGTGTTTTGCCAACAGCACCAAAAAATTATTCTTTAGCGAAAGAGTGCGGATTTCCCCGCCGATATTTACAGTTACTATACCGCGCATAGATTAAGAAACAGGCACCTTATTGATTACGCCAGATGAATCAAACGTGTAGCTGTAAGACAGGATTTCATCGTACTTAGCCGTTTGTTTAAAGGCAGTCAGGTAAGCATCACAGCCCCAGATACGATCGCCTACAGTAAATGAAATATATACCTTGCGCTTGCTTATGGATAAATCCATCAATGTCGCTCCCGATACTTCATCAGCACCGCCGCTGGCAGATTGGTCAAGAACGGTAAAGCCGTCACCGGTTACTTTCATACTTGTTGAAAGGGCAATCATGCTGCCGAACAAATTACCTTCTGCATCAACCGTACACTTGGACGAGTTGTCAAAGGTTTTGATAGCCATTTCGATAGTACACGTGGTATCACATCCTATCATAACGCCGTCCATTTCTACAAACAACTCTTTGCCTGGAAAGTATATTGGGTTAGTATCTGCCATTGCCTTAATTTTTGACTAAAGATAATAAATAATTTAAACTCACAAGTATTATTTTTTATGCCTCGCCGCCCAAACTTTTTTAAAAGCATCTTCTGTTTTCGACGGGTCAGGTGCAGGGCGTTTTGGTTCTGTCTTTTCTTCCTTTCCAGATGGCGCAGGTGATTTCTTTTTCATGCTATTAAAAATTGATACCTCACTAATTTGCGATTAATAAACTTGGTCGCTGTATCCAAATCCATATCGTGAATGTCAACCACTTGTGTATTGTAAAGTGTAAACCCATCGACCGCTATATCGGCCTGCACATCAATTATTTGATTGATGGTATCTAAAATGTCGTCAACCTTATCCCGTTGCGAAAACCCGTTATCATTCTCACTGATAATATCGAGCAATATAGAATGATACCACAGGTGACCGCATTTGCTTGTATCATGCTGGCTATTATTCTGCGTTGATATCAAAACACGCTGCGCCGGTGGCGGTTGTACAGATTTTGGAACTTTCGTTTCATATACCGGCGTACCAATACCTGCCAATAGCGTTAGGAATGCTTTACGGACGTACTTATCGGGGATGCGGTTTGACATGCTATTGGATACTTAAATTAAAATCTGACAGCTTAACCACAAATGATTTTTTACCATTAATTTCACATTCCATCAATGGCTTATTGGCTATTTTACGCAGTAATTTTACCCCTATCAGTATTATATAATACCAAACTGTTTTTTTAACCTTGCATTTTATCTCTAATGTCGCCATGCTATAAAGTTAACTACTTTGTTTCGATTTCATCAACTCCTCAAACGCCTTTTGTAACATTGGAACTAAACGTTCCTTGCCGCGTACATAGGCCGGATATAAAAACGGCTGCGGCTGCAATCCTTCGCGTAATATCTTCTTTGCTATCGCCCATGCCAATTGCACATTTTGATCTGTCGTTCCTTTGCTTGAGACCCTGCGTGTTTTTACCGAATAGGTATTGGTTAACCCTTTTAATTGTATCCATAGCACAAGTGATGCTATAAACGCTTGCATATTACCGCCACCTTTACCCTGAAACTCAGAAGCTATATCGGACATTTCAGAAGGTACGATAACCTTGCCGCCTGTTCCAAATTCCTGATAGGCGCTTTCGGGGGCGGTGGCCTTAACGGCTACCTGTAATTGACTTACTGGTTCTTTGATTATTCCCTGCCTGATCCGCCCGAATGCTGCAGGTGCTGCTGTCTTTGCATCTGCTACGACCTGATCAGCGGTTGCATTTATTACCGCGCTGGCCGTTCTTTCTCCATCTTGTCCTAAATCGGCAAATTTACGCAGTAGTTCGGGTAGGCCGGATACGCTCATTTGAATATCTTATTTATCAACTTATCAAACCAAGTATCTTCAAGAGGTTTAGCCCATAAATTTATTTTGATTGGTGGTTCGGTTGGCGTAGTCTTTTTCATACTCTCTTCTTAGCAACCATAAACACCCAAACATTATCTTTAAACGGTTTCGCATCCGTATTTTGAAAGGTGGTCTTACTGCCCGGCTGATATGGCAATACTGAATGTATCGTATACATCGAACCGGGATTATTCAAGTCCTCAAATATCGTATCAATAAAAAACAGGGAAGCATCCGGCCCAAACAGATTACGATACCTTAATACCACTATCCTATCCTCTGTCATTACGCTCGCGCCTGCCTGTATCGCCAATGTCTGCCATTGCTTGATCGGCTCGACAGATGCCCATGTCGTATCGGTATCAGTTCCGGTTGAAACAACCAAAGGCACCTGCGTAACTTCCTGTCCCCCGTAATCATTTGTGGATTCAGTCAGTTGCGAGAACTTTAATCGGTGATTGAGTTTGCTGGGATTCATAACACTTCAATTAAACAACCAATTCCATAAATGATAAAAACGACAATAGCAATAGCGCCGATAAGTTCAGCGAATCTTCGGAGTGCCCATTTTGCGTCGTTGGTCATAACTGTCAGAATAACGGATTTCTATTAAACGGTGCTAACTCAATCGAAATATTCGACGGTAAATCAACTATCGCCATGTCACGGTTCTCATACATATATGATACAAGCGTTTTAACGGCCTGTATCAGCGTAGTTGGGATCAGGGTACTATTACTATACCCGCAATCAACAAATATGTTAAACAATGGCAATGAAGCTGCAAGCATATTACCGAATGGCGGCCCGAAGCCATTATTAAAATTTGCTGGGATTCCAAAAACATCAATTCGCTCCTTCCTGAAAATCACAGTCTGTCGTACCGGTTCTATTTTCACCTGAAATTGAGATTGTACAACACCATCAAGGTTCTTAATAACTACTGAATTTAACGGTGTTTGAAATAAATCAACATTATAAGTTCCGTCTGAATGCTCTTGCTCCACGCGCTGATATAGCCTATATTGTGTCTTTTGTTCAACCAAAGCTACCGCCGAATATATAATGGATGTTATTAAATTATCGTCGTCGTCAAAATCGACCCTTAAAAAGTCTTTGGCATCTGAAAGTGATAGTACATTTAAAGCATCCATGTTGAACAAATATAATTATTTATTTATCGTATTACATAGCCATGTATTAAAATCATTCAGCCTGCCTGCTGCGTTATACTCGGCGGATCGTTTAAAACATAATTGTCTTTGCTTCTCAAAGTCCAAATTGTGTATTGTATCTGCATAGGCTTGTGCCTTTCGTTCTGCGTAAATCCCGGCATAACTTAAATTCTCCCTTAATGGCTCAATATCCGAGCAAATTACCGGAATCCCCCTAACAATAGCCTCCGTAGCGACTTGACACCAACTTTCGAACTCAGATGGGCAAATGATTAACTTAATATCAGACCAATCCATGTTCGGCGAACTGTCCCGGTATTCCAAATTCGATCTATTGCCAATTATCTGCTCACCGTACATGCCGCGTATGCCTAAAAATTGCTCATCAGGCATGAGCTCCGCAAGTTCAACCAATATACCACCCCCTTTGTTATAATTGCAGTTTATAAGGCATATTTTAAATCCTGAGATTACTGGCTGTTCAGGATATACCAATGGTTGTAAAACGGTTGATGAAAGGCATTTGAACAGGTGCTTATTGGCAAGAAAATTAGAATTGTAAACAACATGGCTGTTTTCTACATAATAATGCTTGCTTGTATTATGGGCAAAAAATATAGATGGCTTCTTATGCTGCCGCGCCTTATTATAACCGTATGCGTTGCCTATTAATTGGAAGAAAATTACGTCAGCCCATTGAAACGCTTCATTGTTTTCTTTGAATAGGTTTTCCATGCCACCCATTGACATTATTTCAATCCCGTCATAAATACAGGCTTCGGTATGCGCAGCCACCTTGCAGTTATGCCCAAATGATTGCAACCCTTTCAAAAGCCGGTGCATATAAGTTTCACCGCCGGAATATTTATGCGGGAAGTAATTGTAGGTGGCGGCTATGATGTTCAAAATATAAAAGCTTTAACGGCGGCTTCCAATTTAATATCATTGACTGTCTTTAGTTGTGATATTTGCTCTCTGTTTTCGGCCGGTAAATCCGATTTTAATAATTGAACGCAGTGATTTTTGGTATCCTGCAATTGGCGAATATTCGCGTTATATCTGTCTTTAAACATGGAGTATGTACGGTTTCGAATGTAAAAACTGTGTATACCCAAACCCGGCTTCGCCCCAAAGCCCCTTTCTTGAATATAAATGAATCGGCATTTTTAAATCCATCTGCTCAAAAATATACAATAGGCTTGTGTTGGCTGAATGTATTTCCTCTGCCCTCTCAATAACCCCGCACCAATCCAGTAAGGTAAATCCATCGATAGCCCGCATTTCAATGCAAGGCAAATCATTGGTTATTACCGGTTCGATCTGAAACTGTCCCTGTGCGCCATATAAGCGATTGACAAAGTTATAGGCACCCGATACCCCAACTATCTGCCATAATGCATCCTCTGACTTTAAATCGCGTTCCCATGTCAAATTTCTAAACATCTTCCATGAATGTCCGTACATCTCATACTTTGAGGTCATACACCTGTCAAGCCTGCGCCCCATATTCTCGCTTGCGAACCTATATGGCAGCCATTGACCGTATGGCGTATCATGCCTATCCCGCCGTTCGTAATTAATATCGATTTGAGTCTTGTCAACAAAATTCAGGTCGAAAAAGTGCTTATCCAAACTAACATATTCAGCATTAACAGGCCAAAGACAAATATTACCCTCTGCCTGCAATGCACGAACCATAGGAATGAGCCAAAGTATATCGCCCAAACTGGCAAATTGACCTATGACGTATTTATCCCGCTTGACGTGCTGAATCGTTCTTCGTGGATTAGCGCCATGTACGCCAAACTGGTCTGTCAGTATTTTATTCGGCTGATTATATCCTTCAAATGCAAATCGTTCAGCAACATCGTCGGATGCGAACCTGATACCATGTTTTGTTTCAAGATAACGGCGGTATATACGGCATATTTGGTGATCTTCCGGGTGGAATTGAGTTATCTCCGGGTCTGTAGCTAATATTTCCATAAGGCGCTTAGAGCGCAATGAAAAACCACCGTTACCTACATTAAGGCCATCCTTGTACCACCACGGTGCGCCGATATAATCATATTGCAACCAATCATTGTTCCATGATTTCCAGTTATTCACAAATCCGTCATGCTGAAATACCAATACATGCGATGTTGGTATGTGCTTGTACATCTCATAGATACATAGCCTCGAATATTCCTCTTTACTTCGGATGTCAGGATGTAATAAACTGATATGCCCGAAGTTGATTTGTTCGGTGCATTTTTTTAATGGCTCTTGTATGCGCTGCGGGTTGTTATCAATACATAGCAAAGTCACATCGGGCAAGTCCCAAAATTTAAAGTCGTCAGCAACATCCGGATAGTCATGGTGTCCTAAACTACTTTCGATACCTATGTGCTGAACAACTGATTGCTTGAGGCAGTAAGCCCCGTCCGATTTAAGGCAGGCGACGTGGTCCCAATTTGACGGCTCTTGCAACGCGGGTTTGATATATCTCTCATAAGCGACACGGTCAACGCAAAAATTGATTCCACCGACTGATTGTTTTTTGTACATAGTATCGGTTTCTTCGATTATTTTGTGCCTGCCCATTGTGGTGCAGTGGAAGCCGGTTAGTAAAGTACCGGGGATGTAGTGCTTGATAAGTTCGGTTACAGCGTTTGGTTTGATTAGAGTATCGGAGTCGAAGTTGATGATGTGTGTGAAACCCTGAGCGAATAATGCGTCATATCCAGATAAAAGTGTTTTCTTGACTCCGATATTATTATCATTGGTTCGCATCCGAATAGTTTGAATATTTTCGTTTTTCCTGAAATAATCATTAAGCAATTGACTTACTGCCAAATCGGTACTCCTGTCGTTTATGATTAATATCTGATGCGTCTCGGGTATCTGCAGCCTTTCCAACGACCAAAGACATTCTTTTAGATAATTCGGGCGGTTAAATACCGGAACTAATATCCCTATTTTCATCCCCTTAAAATTAAATGTAATCTTTTCAAACTATCAATATCCCGTGTCCTGTCGCGAATATCATTACTCGTCTTTGCCCGGAAGTGCCATGAATCAAACCGCTCAAATCCGTTCAATCCCGCATCGATACGGATATTAACAGGCGTTGGTTCAATGCGGCCCTGCAATAATTGGCCTATCAAAACATCCTCCGCTCCGTGTTCGGCTTCGGTTAATTCATCCCGCAATATATCCAAAACATCAGGTGAAAAAAAGATGCCAGCGCCGGAAATATAAGGCAATGCGCCGACATTATCAGGCCATCCATTCAGCCAACCTGCATAACATTTGGTTTTCGGCAGATTATAGGCTTCTTTGATAAGTCCGTCTTTCAGGATATAGGAGCATGAATTGGTTCGGAAGATAAAATCATATTCTTTATAATCTATCGCATCCAAAGCCAGTTTGAATTTCCAATGCATCATTTCGTATTTGTCGGAACAATCGACAGATAATTCATTACCGAGCCATCCTTTGTTGCCGCCGTAATAGTAGACAACGTCAACGTCGTTATGCGGCACATCTGTTAGTTGCTGCAATTGCATGAATTTATCGAAAGGCCATTCGGTGTAGGAAAGGACGAGGATTAGGATTTTCATAGATTTCTACATTCAACAAGTGATATGATTTCATTTATTGATAATAGCAGCCATTTAAGAGTTCCGGTGTACCCGTCTCTGGTTAATTGAAGATTAAAAAATTCTTCTTTATTTGTTGATTTAAGAACCCCGTTTTTAACAAGTATTTCTAAAATTTCTTTTTCTTCCATGATCTATAATTTTAACATCCTCATAATCCCCTCCTCAAACCCAATGCATCCCGGTATCCCCGGACTTGCCACGCTATATTGCATATCGGTTTTTGAAGGTGGAAGTTTCATTATTTCAAGCCTGCGACCCTTAACCCGCTCGATAACAGCAATAGCCTCCATTATCGTCATGCCCTTACCCGTACCAACATCGACTAATCCCGGAGGTGAGTCTAAATTATCAATGATCGCCCGAACAGCATCGTCAATGTAAATAAAATCCCGTACCTGCTGGCCGCCGTTGATAATAAGCCTGTCTTTCTCTAAAGCGGCCTTAACTATACCCTTGTTATTGCCATGCCCGTAGATGTTGAAGAACCTTAGCCCAGTCGCGTTCTTGCCGATTGCAAGATGCTCAATATAGCGTTTAGTATAAGCATAAGGATTAGTCAGTTCTGCCGCGCTGGTGCTGCTTGCGTATATAATCCGCGTCGGTATGCTCATTATCTGCTTCGTGTAAACGATATTGCTATCGAATAGTTCAGGGATAAACGAATCGGACGTAGTGGTTACGGCGGCAAGGTGGATGATGTAATCGGGAATAGTTTCGGGTAATTCGTTATAACCTCCGCATATCACATTATAATCTGATAGCTTCGGCAATAAATGCCTGCCAATAAAACCGTTCGCCCCGGGCATAAATATTGTTTTTTTATCGTTCAATTTAACTCCTGTTTTTAAATTCTCCGACCAGTATAGTGTTTCATCAGGTGGGATGTCTTTTAGTTCGGTGGATGGGGGTAGGGTGTTCATTTATCAGACAAGGCGCTTTTTAGTTATGATATAACCAGGGCCGCTTTTTATATACTCAACCTCAATCATTTGGCCAATTGTTTTTAAAATTGCTTTAAAATAATTCTTCGTTATCTCAACATCTGTTGGTATACTCGCCAAAATTGAGTTCCAATAATTTTCGCCTGTTTGAATCAGTTCCTCCTTCTCGCACACCACCACAAAACTATGATTAAAGTCACACCCACTTACCCAAACCTTATGCCCAAGTTCGGACAGATAACCGCCGATTTCGCTACCGTCAAATGAATGAAGATGCTTCCTGTTATTCTTCGGATGCCAGTACTCCTGCGATTTGTGAGGCAGGTATAAAAACAAAATTCCGCCGACTTTAATCTTCGTCATCCAGTAATCAAGCACATTGTAAACATTCTCTTTGATGTGCTCCAAACAATGGCTGCTAAACAAATACTCAAACTGCCCGTTTGGCAATCGCATAGCATCATACGTCGGATCGATAGACGGCTCAATGCCGATAGCTCCGGGTAGCATCCATTTCTCTTTGGAATATCCCACATCGAGGCCAACACCGATACAATAGTGCTGCGCTAACTGGCGTATCCATAATGATGCGCCTCCTATGGCCTCATGGGAAGGGTATTCAACACCGTTAAACTTTATAAATTCGAGTGGCATAGTTATTTTTTTTCGCGTAAATGCTTAATACCTTCGCTTATTAACAGGTATGGCATGTATAAAATAGCCAAGTAAAACGGCGAACCGAATATGCTTATCATGGTTATTTGAGGCCAACCACTTAGTCCTTCATTATAATGTATACACCAAAATGGTATCAATACAATTGATGATACTATCGCTACAAGAAAATACAATCCCAGCCAAAAAGCATCGTCTAATTCTTTTATTTTTTTCATGGTTGTTTTATTTAGTGGCATATTTATTTATTAAAATCTACTTCTTTATTTTCCCAACAGCGGGTACATTTAAATGTACACTTTCCAAATGCAATATATACGAATACCCATTTGTGATCGAAAATACTGCACAGTAATTTACTTCCCATCTCTTATCATCCTAACCAACGTGTAAATTATCATCACAAGCGGTGGAGTGTCCATTGCAATTCCGAATATCAATAGCATGTTACTTGTCATACTCCCTCTTTTCTCCCTTATGCGGGTCGCTTTCCTGTTTTGGCATAGGCAATGTTTTGGCATGTTCCTTTAATATATGCGCCGCATGCGGCGATATTTTCCGGCTCTGCTGATCTGCCTCCGACTGTAACTTTGCCGCTGTAACGTCGTCTACTAACGGTTGGAGCCTTTTTCCCATTTCTTTACTTGCTTTAAAACATTACTTAACGCGGCCTCAAAATCATAATGATAACAAACAGCCTCAAATTTTGAATTTGCCTGCACACGTATTATTGTATCCCGGTTTATCATTTCTTTCTCAATGGCACGGGTCGCTATTCGCGAACGGCCTATTACCTGCGCGGCTGTTTCACCAAATAGTTTGTGATAGTCGAGTTGAATGTCTATTCTGCCGGGGCATAGCCGCATTAATTCGGTAATAATTTCATTCATACTACAAAGTAGTATATAATATTATTAGCAAACAACTTTATTTTAAAATTGTTAAATGGCTATGAATATTCAAGCAGTTTGGGAGGTGGTTGCAACTATTGTATTCACTCTCGCCGCATTTAGTTACCCGACAGCAGCTCCGTATTATTAGGGTTTTCGCGGCTTCGCTATTATATTGGCTATAGTCGGCTGGTTCCTGATCTTCACAACCTTATTTCATTAAAAAAACCGGGCGAGTTTGAGTGCTGCATCCCGGTCTAAAAACCATATCTAAAACCTTATGAAAACTAAAGGTAATTATAAAATTCTGATATATACAAATAAAAAAGCCGCTCATTTCTAAGCTGTCATTAAATATAAACTCAAATCACTTAACTTGCGAAAGCATCAAGCGTTACCTTAACGAATGATTCAGGATAGAAGTTCGCTAAAGCAATTCTTTCTTCGATGAGAACGGTTGTAATGTTCTGTACAAAGTTAGTCCCGTTTTCCTGAGAGAAGCGCAATGTTGCATCTGCCTTTTGGAAGATACGGGCACCCATCGCAAAATCACCTACAAATCCTTCTGATGGATTAAACACTGTATGCTGAATTACCGGCAAATCTCCTAAATACAGCATATTGTTTGACGCATTGAAGCGGATAGGATAAGTGTATAACTGCACATCCCCGGTTGATTTGTTAATCAGAATTTGCAGATAATCTTCCGGCGAAGTCCATGCGGCAGTAGCAACCCTTTTCTGGCGACGTACATAAGTCGAAGCAGCCAGTAACTTATCGATGTTATTCGATGAGGTTGTTACGCCTGAGTACGGCAATGAAAGAGCGGTGGCGTTGGTATACAACCCTGAAAGGTTATTGGTAGTGCCATTACCTTTGAACACCTGAATATCCTCCGCATCATACAGTTTCATTGGAAGATCGGCAGACAGGAATGATGTTGCTCCTACAATATCCTCCAAAAACTCATCGGCTACGTTAATCCAGCCTGCGATTTTAACTACAGGTGCATCAACGATAGTTTCAAGGTAATCGAATTGAGGCTTGGTAGTTGCCGGAGCAACAGTAGTAATTACACCATTAGCGTCATCATTGGCAAAGCGTACATAACGAACCAGGTTAGAAATAGTAGGAGACACCGGGATAAAATTACGGGCATGTACTATTTCGTGAGCCGGGCCGATAATTGGCGTATACAGCGGAGCGACAGCGCCGGAAGTAACCAACATTGTTGATGGGGCTTTCAATTCAACCGCATACCCTCCCTTTTTATTGGACAGATATTGCTTAATTTCAGCCTCTTTACCTTCCATTGCCTCTGCGATAGAATCCCCGAATGTTTTACGGCGCTGGTTGTCCTGTTCAACTTTCGCCTTATTCATCTCGGTGAGTGAGTTTTTTAACTCATCGATCATCTCCTGCTGGCTCTTGCCTTTAGCTTCGGATGCTTCTTTAAAGTCCTTTAGGGAATTTTCCAGTGATTCTGATTTTTGCAGAATGGCTGCGTTTTGATCTTCGGTAGCTTTTTTATAGCCCTCTAAAGATTTCTGAGTATCGGCATCCAAAGCGTTGAATGCCTTATTCATAAGTTCGATACCCTGCTTTACTTCTGCGGAGGCATCTTCACTTGCTTTGATAAATATTTTTTCTGACATTTTTAGTTAATTGTAAAAGACGTGAAAACTGATTTCTGACTATTGATCGCCAATCCTGCAAAGAGAGAAACCGGCTTTGCTTCTTCTTGAGTGCCCTTCGGCGGCTCTGCTTCCACAAGTGATTTTTTACCCAATTCGTATAGTTGCGAACCGTATTGTTTTACCGCTATTTCAAGCAGTGCAAATGTTTCATCTGTCAATGTGCCATTTCTGAGCAACTTCATCATGATGCCTACCTGATCGTTTATCTGTTGTGGTGTCAATGATTTGAAGCCGGTAAATGGGGTTTGGTCATTTGCGCCCAATGTCACACATGACCCTTCATATAATTTTATCTCACTTATCTCCCTGTAGGTATCCCATTCGTAGGTAGCATCATCCTTCACAACATTGCTCCACTTCATAGCGACATAGCCGATAGAGTTTTGTATGACCAAGCCGCTGCCCATCAACTCTAAAGCATCTTTGCCGTAGCTTGTTTTATCGTTCACCGGCGTTTCGTGGTACAAACCCTGTGCTCTTTCCTCTAACAGAGTCGGCTTGCCTAATGGTTGCGCCCAATTATGTTGGTTAAGAAAAAAGATTTCATTTGTTCCAATCGGGCCGCGTTCGGCTATGGTTTTTGCAAATGCTCCGGGCTTGATAATATCGTCGTCGTAATCAAGATTATTAAATGCAGACCAGTACCCGGTGACAATCCCGTTCTTGGTATCAATGTCGCCGACCTGCATTGTCATTGATTTGAATTGCATTAATCCGTATGGGGTATCTTCTTTTTGTTGCATTATGGGTATAAAAATATAGTATAAAAAAATAACTTTAGGATTTTTTGGTATACAGAAACGTTTCTGTATATTAGCGGGATGACAGCAACTGAACTTTTCGACCACATTACATCAGAATCAAAATGGTATGCCGGGTACACCACACCGCAACATGCCAATCTTTTGAAAAAACGGTTTAAGGCCGGTACACTTGAATTTCAGACGCTTACCAAATTGTTCAATCACTTTGGGTATTACCTTTATGCGGATTGGATATTTCAAGGTGACAAACCGAAACCGGTTGAACTTGTGGAACGCGCATAGGGTAGTACTTATGCTGGTTTTAAGATAAAAAATAACAAGGCACCTATGCTCGACCACAGAGATAGCGCGTAAAAGCCAAAATAGGAACAGATGGACGCATTTGTTAGCCTTGTTATTTTATTTTACCTTTAGGCATGAAAAGAACATGCTTAACCCTAATTATCAGCCTGCTATCTTTGGCTTGCATGGCAGACGACACCGCTGCTATCCAGTTGGCTTTAAACTCCAGCAACTACACGCTGCCAGTAAAACCCGGCGGTTACTTCATTTCATCGACTATTACAGTTCGCCATAACTTTAACCTGAATGGCCAAACGGTAACCTATACCGCTTTAACCCAACGGGCTTTATTGATACCGGTTATCAATACGCATATAACAATCAGCAATGGCACGTTAATTGGCACGAGCAATGCATCGAACCCGAACGGTAATATTGGTATTGATTATGAAGGGGATTACTCAACTATTGACCATTTAACAATAAGTAATTTTACGGCCTATGCGATACTGGCAAACAACGCAAACCATCCGACAATAACTAATAACACGATAACGCGCATAGGTTATATCGCCATAAGTTTAATATCAAGCGCCCCGATTACCGGCGGATTGATCTATAATAATACGATTGACAGAACCGATCAGTTACCAGCTTCGATATCGCAGGCTGCTTTTATTCTTCGCGGCGCAGTTGGTGACACTTCATCAAACTGGATTATACGAAAAAACACAATCAATATGCCGCTAAGCCCCTCCGCTATTGCTGCTGAATGCTTTGAGGGTAGGTATGTTAAAAACGTCCTGATTGACAGCAATACTTTTAATGGAAGTTCGATTGCAAACTCTATTGTTCGCTCTGCCTTTGTAGTTTCAAGGCATAATACTTACTTAAAGCAATCTCATGAGGCTTTAGAGTTCGCCGACACAAGAAATTCAAGGGCTGATTTTGAAACTATTGGTAATCAGTACGCAAAGGGTATATTTATTGATGGATTTTCCGCTTATGGTGGCGATAATACAGATAGCGTAACTAACTGCACAATTACAACCACGGCGGATAATTCCATCGAAGCCAATGGGGTTGTTGCAAATATTTATATAGCGAACAACACTTTATCAACCCGTAATGTCGGCATAAGGCTACAAAAAGCAAATAACTTTACGATACAGAACAATACCATGACCGGCAATGGCGTGGGTACAAATGCGATCTATTTGGATAATTCAACCGGCAACGTGTCGTTGGCCTGCGGCGCGATGACTGGATTTATCAATAAGCCGTTACATATCTACGGCTCTACGCCAATTGTAACGGCAAATGTATCCTTGACCAATTTTAGTTCAACTACTACCGGCTACAGCACCTACCTGACTGGCGGTGCAACTGTTTCGGCTATTACCGTTACACCTGTTCCAATGCCGACCGGCTGTACCTCCGGATCTGCACCAATCATAACTTATGCGAATCAGTCATTTACGGCATTAACAACTATTAGCCCGGTTAATCCGACTAATACAGGTGGAACACCATCAGGTTACAGTATAAGTCCAGCATTACCAAGCGGGCTATCATTCAATACGACCACGGGTGTGATAACCGGTACGCCAACGCCATATCAAACGGCGGTTATATACACCGTAATAGCAAGCAACCTAATCGGTGCTGATACAACTACATTTACAATTGCTATCGCAAACCCGGCGTTTACTTTCGGCTCATTGCCGACAAAAACATACGGGAATGCTGATTTTTCACCTGGGGCGACAAGTCCGGCAAGTATAGGTTATACAAGTTCAAATTTATCGGTAGCCGTCGTTACAGGCGGTCAAATACATATCGTCAATTCAGGTAGTTCAACTATAACGGCTGATAATGGCTATCAGACCATTCCGCAAACATTGACGGTGAATAAAGCGGTACTGACAATCACAGCTAATAATAAAGCTCGTCCTGTCGGGACAGCAAATCCGCTATTGACAGTTGCCTACTCAGGTTTTGTGAATAACGAGGATCACACCGTATTAACATCACAGCCGACCATCTCAACAACAGCAAATATTGGGTCACCTGTCGGGGCTTACCCCATAACGCCATCGGCCGCGACCGCGCCCAATTATAGTTTTGTGTATGTTGATGGTACGATGTATGTGTTTAATGATTTGGGGCCGCTGATATATAACGGAAAGTTAATAATTGCTTATTAAACTGCTTTTAATATCGGCAATCCGCTTGCAGAAAGTATAGGAACGTAAATCGTAGTACATCTACAATTAATTACTTCATTTGCTGGTAATGACATATCTCCAGGATACATACATTGATAACCACCTACTATGAAATAATCGGTGTTTTCTACCTGCTGACCGTTCGCGTCCACATGATTAGGCCGCGTGTTATTATCAAGTATTGATAACCATTGCTTTGCAGTGAGGTAATCTGCATCTTCGTTTCCTAAAGCCGCCCCGCAATTAGCCGCAGTAGTTGTTTCCGTTCTGCTTATCATCATAGCCCTGTAGCGTGTAAATCCGTCAGAGCCTAAAGTATCTTCCAAATAGGTGGCTTGCTCCGATAGTGTCATGTCGGCGCTGTCTGATAAGGCCTTTCTTATCTTTTCACGAGTGGTTTCTGTTACATCTGAAACTCGCTGAGCAGCATGGTCTGTAAAGAAAGCTTGCATAAGCCTTGACCACTTCTCGCTAAAAAACGACATGATGCCCTTTTGAGAGCGTCCAACGCTGTTTATCCAGCGCCGGGTATATGCGGCCTGCCTAACGCCAATTTTTAAATACAGGTCACGATAGGCGGTTTCTACAGGTTGTTTTGAGACGAGATAATCAGCAAGTTCCGGCGTGATGCTGCCATATCGTTTGATATGGTTCAAAACCGGCGCTACCTGTGCCTTTAATGCAGTTCTGAATAGCTTAAATCCATATCGCTCATAGCCACCATGCAACTTTCGCCATTGTAACTCAAATTCTGCTATATTGATATTTACGGTATTCACATGCCCAGCCCTGCACCGGCTGTAATAGTCGAATCTGTCAATTGTATGTCTTCCAATAATTGATAGGTTTTTTTGACGAGTAACTTATCAGCCATCGGATCAAGTATTTTACCAAAACCCTGGAATTCGCGCTTCTCATTGTATGTAAGATGATCCATTGCGTTCAATGCCTGTGCCGTCTTTAGGAAATCATCGGCCAGTTCAGGCAACACGGAATAATCAAACATCCACATTAACCGCTCTCCTGGTTTTTCGTATTGAGGGCATGTATCGCGGGTCAGTTTATCGGTTATCAGGTTGCCCAATGTCATTACCGGGTTGTAGATGAACTGCTTCATGTGGGCATCTACGTTATTGTCAGTAGATGCGCTCATATCGTTCAATAATGTAATTGGAACCTGATATGCATTAGCTATATCTACCCTGTCAAACCGAAGCGATTCAATAATCTGCAAATCGGCTGACGGTAACCCGAACTGTGTCCATTTTGCCGGTGCCCCAGATACGAAAATTCGTTTAACCAAATCATATCCGTTCTTTGCTTCGGATATCTGCTGCTTAATATCATTCTTTACCTTCGGATCGCTAATAGGCGGAACTCCCGGTGCAGCCTCCGGGGATAACATGCCATATACGCCGCCGTTCTTCATTTGTTTGTTCTGTTCAATCCTTGCATCTTTGTTTTTTACAAGCGTCATTATCTGCGCACGTAATGGTGATTGCCCGTATAGCTGGCTGCCGTAGGTGGTAAACTCAGGATTGAATGTCTTGAAATGGCTCACCGCATCGCCTGGGAAGTCAGGTATTTCCATCGTATAATTGCGCGAATTATACACGTTGTACCCCTTTACTGGCTTTAGTTCACCGCCTGATATGATGTGAATATATGGGGATGGCAATACATACATTTGCGTCCATTTCCGCGACTTTGGCAACCCTACATAGTAGTTATAGCTATTACCTGTAAGCAGGTAAAATCCGGCCAATTGTTTTAACCATTCTGTTGTGGTTTGGTATGGATTCGGCTTTTGTATCAGGTCATTAAGCTGCGCAATATACGTTTCCTGTATGCCTTTAATTTGGATTCGATAAAACTCAGCTTTCACCATATCGGATTGACGCAGAACTTTATATTTCTGCGCTTGCTGAATTTTATCCTCTTTAATGGAGTATAATATCAGCGGACAGTAAGATAGCTTGCTTAAAATTCTGTCAATACAGGTATAAACATCGCCGTTGCCCTGGTAGCCATTTTGTACGTAATTTAGTGGATTGTCATTGAAATAGATAGGTTGATTGTCGCCTATCCACCGGAACATATTCTCATTATAAAGCCCCACAGCGGCGAGGGTATTAACCACGTCTTTCTTAGTAAATAAGCCCAGCCTGTTCAATATGTCCATTGGCTAACAAATATATTGTTTTATTATTGATTTGCAAATGTTACCATTTATATCCGATTTCTTCTTCCTCGTCTGGAATATTTGGTGGGATGTATTTTCTAATGGTTTCTTCGGAATCTCCCCATCCTGAGTTTGACCAATTGAATTGGTTAGCTGATAATTGATTTTGAATAGCGTACCGTGCCGCGTCTAAAAGGTGGTTAAACATATCTATTGGCGTGCCTGATTTTTTGTCATTCCATGCATAGTTATTCAATTCCTTAATTAAATTTATACTATCTGGATCAATTATCAGATGATAATCCTGCATAATCGCAATACCGGCTGATATGCTGCCGGGGCCTTTTACAGCTTCGATTATATTTAAACCCTTTGATTGTATTTCGGTTATTAGTCTTGGCTCTGCACTATCGGCTACGATTAAACTATCACCTGCATGATATTTATCGCGCTCAGCTATATCAGATGTAGTTAGCCGCTGTTCATAAAAACACTCCTTTAGGAAAATTCGCTTTGTGGATGAATGGATAGATGTTTTTATTAAAGTAGACGGATCGACGCTAAAGCCAAAATCCTGCCCAAATACCGGCACAGAGTGTTCTTCAAAATCACCTATTGACCAATTGGTATAAATAACACCTTCGGCCTTATCGAGCCATCCGCCCAATATTACATGCTTATATTTTACTGGATTTTTAAATTCAAGTTCTTTAACCTCTTGCACAAAAGAAGGGTCAAGGTTTTTTTCATTATCCCTGTAATCGGAATGGATGTAAGTCACATTACCTTTTACGCCATTCCATCCCGGTTCAATACCGGCTTCCTCAAAGTACTTTTTGTATATCCAATGCTCTTTTGTGGCAGGGTTAAGTATAAGTATTACCCGGTTTTGTACACCTTTTTGCCTGATTGAGAAGTTTATCTTATCGAAAATCTTCTCGTCTGTCAACTCCTCGGCTTCGTCAATTATCCATGTCGTTACACCCTGTAATGATTTTAAATTAGCTGTTTGATCGCCTGATGACGTTTTAATACCCCTGAAAATTATCTGGCTTCCTGATTTACGATTTACAACCTCTGTTTTATTTATATCGAAATGGTTTTCAAATCCCATTAAGTTTATCTTTTCCTCAAACTCCGGGATGATTGATAAATGCGCCGATGTCATCGTACTGCGTGTAAACAGTATTTTATGTCCTACCTCGAACGATAATGCGCTGGCAAACGTACCTACGGCGAATGATTTTGCTGATCCCCTACCGCCGGTTATGACGAAATAGCGGGTATTTGAAAGATATAATGGCTTATACTTCAGGTTTAGTAATATCATCCGACATTCTTATACTTATATCCTGATGTTTATCATCTTCGAAACCTAAAGCGCCTTTAAGGGTGAATGATATAGGGTTATCAGGGTCACCGGCTAATTGAATTGGTATTAACTTAGAGGCAAGTTTATAAAATTCGGTTGGGTTTTGTTTACCCCATGCAGAAAGTCTAACATCATCATCATCCTGTAATTCGCTAAAAGCCTGAGCGAAAGCATCTTTCACTAAAATAGTCACCTTATTTTTAGCCCCAACTGGCCTGCCTGGCGCTTCTCCTTTTACAAAAGGCATTTTATTATAATTTATTTATTTATAATCAAAATTACAAATTAAACTTACCAAAAAAACTATCCGCTGCAAGTTTATTTTTATCAAATTTGGTTTTCTGCCTGAATGGCTGTATCTCTTTATACTGCAAGGCACCACACTTATACTGCTGAACCATGGTTTTAATATCGTATTCACCAACTCCAAAATCAGCATGACAACCAACTTCACGCAACATCAACAATGATTCATATTGTAATTGAACATGCTCTGACTTTAGTGTTTTTCTATCAGAAAGTAACAAGTCAGATTCTTTTGCCTTTATTTCGATAATTAAAGGCCGTGGTGGTAAGAAAATATATAAGTCTGGCATTTTATACTCACAGGCCTGCATCGACCTTATATTGGCTAAAAATGGGCTTAAATGCAATCCTGCTGCAAAATCAGATAAAAACATAATATGTTGCTCGGTCAGCCATTTGCATATCAATGTTTGTAAGTCGGTTTCTGCATTTCTGCTGCTGCGCCTGTTTTTATCTTCTTCCTCTGTAACTACTGTATGTTTTTTAGCTGATTTAATACCTATCAGTCCATACTCAATCTTTTTGTCTGTGTTCATATAACCATTGTTTAGCCTTGTCATCATTAATAAATTCCTCCCTCTCCCTGATATATTGCTCGATTATACCGGGCACGTATTTGCGTGGTGGCTTTTTGGGGAATTTCAATTCTGGCTGGATGTTGCCGTTCATGTCGGATCTTAATTTTTTAGGTGGCATATTCGGCAAATTGATTTTTATACCCCTTATAAACATTGGCAACCGGCTTTTCTAAGTCAATATCAGAACCGGTCATTGACCTGAAATTTTGCTCAACCAAGCCTACAACTGTATCGTAATCCAAACCAAAAGTATTACAATATCCGGCTACTCTTACCAAAAAACTATGTTTTGCGCCATCAACAAACAGATCAGTTAATTGCGCTTTCTTAACAGCTCTTTCAAATACACGCTCAGTATTGGTTTCATAGGATTGACTGCGATTTATTTTAATCACCTGCGGCTTTGATATCTGTGTAAATATCTCAGCCCTGTGGTTGACATGGGCATTATCATCATAAGAATAACCGCGAAGGCTTGCTACGTTGGACGGCGCAGTATCGCATTTTATACCAAACTGCTTAAAAACGTTTTTTAAAGCCTGTAAATGTAATTTATGCTTCTCAGGAAAAGCTATCGGAACAAGGCCCCATATCCCATATCCACTGGCTGAAAAGCCGCAATACGATATATATGGCAGATTACCTATTTCATGCGTCAACTCCTCGAAATTATCGATATGTTCATTCCCTTTGTAATCAATATCGAATTGTATTAACCCAGAGTGTTTAATCAGATGCGCCTCGTCCCGTTTGGTAAATGTACCACTCGGGGTAATCGCCGGGATAAGCGCCTTTGCATCGTCGCGGGATTTTTTATCTTCCATCATCCTGATGGCATCAATTTTCTCCTTGTGTTTTCGTGAATTAATAAAAGTGAGTAAGTTAATATCTACCGGAGTAGTGTCGAAATAGTTAGTGTAACAACTTACAGTTACGTTCATTACTGATTCCATAATCGTGTTAATTTAACAACCGTGTTAGCTATCGTGTTAACATGCATCCCTACATATAGGGATGCTGTATTAACATAACATACGTTAGCCTGAAAATTTAGTATGTTAACATACTTTGCAAAAACTGCGTTTTTGATATAGTTAGCCATGTTAATTAGTATATTTTAGTGTGTTAACATAGTAGTTTTAAAATGGGCAATCTTCATCAAGTGTGTTAATATCGTAGTTAACATGGCTATTTCCATTTAAACGCGGTTTTTGAACCAATTCCTTTTTTAGTCTACTATATACCTTTTGAGCTACATCATGAAAAATCCACCCGTCATTTATATAAAAAGTTATAAACTCTCTCGACTTACTCATACCAAAAGTTACCCCATATCTCATAAAATAATCCTTAACCTGATCCTGTAGTTCACTGTACTTGTATTCCATTTTAGACCTGAACACAGCATCCAAAACCTGGGAATGTGTTTCAGGCGGAACATCTACCGGTGTGAGTGCGCGTTTGCCTTTTGGTGGTTCTATCAATGGGATATCAGATATATAAGGAATCCCATATTCATCAATTTTGAAACCAAATGGAATAAATTCTTTGCTGCGGCAGTACTCTGGCTTAACTATCATTTGGTCAGGGTTCTGTAAATCCTTTGAGACGGAAATAACAGATTCGGCTTTATTTGTTAACTCAGAGCCAACGTGACCACGGGCGTTATTGTCTCCTTTGTTGGTGTGTAGAACTACGGCGATGTGGATATTGAGTTCCTCTGACCATTTAAGTAATTTTGAGGTTATCATACTTGATTGCTCCTCATCGTTTATAGATGTTATAAGGTCGCGGATGCCGTCGATAACAACAAAGCCTAAATTTTCGGTATTATATAAAGCGTACTCAATAATTTCAAGGCGCTCATTTGGGGTGTATTTACGTAGTCCAGCGGCGGTAAGATTGACAGGTTCTTCACGGTTAGATAGCTTGGCGACACGCCTGATAACTCTTTGCAGGTGAAACCGTGATTGTTCCGTGTCGAATAGAAATATATTCTTTTGATTGTCAGGCAGGCTTACTTTCATCTTCTGCATAAGCCAGTCTCCGGTTTCAGCAGCAGCAAGCGCCATAGCCATAGCGAACGTCTTACCCTGTTTGGCTTTGCCGATCCATAGTGAAATATTACCAAGCGTTCCAATTTCTGAATTTAACTCACCGTCCAATATTTCAAAACATATTGGAGGCGTTTCTATAAACTCTTTTGCTGTAACAATAGCAGCCTGGAGTTTTTCTCCGATTGAGGATAATTTAATATTCTCATCAGGTATTGAAACTGTTGGGTCGATTAGAATAACGGTCATGTTATAAAGCTATTAAGTGTCTTTCAATAGCTTCTTTAATACGTGGCTTTAAATCCGGCATTTGGACAAACCATTGCAGATAACGTATTTCATCGCCGGAAATTAATGTCTTTAATTCACGGCCTTTATACTTGCCGAATGGCATAAGTTCGACAGGATTGTTTTGTGGTAAGTGTTTAATGTAATTTCCGCATCCATTACAATATGCGGAAATGTGAGGCCCGGCTTGGCGAGGCGTGTAGTCATTTATTAAGCCGCATTTTTGGCAGTTAATATCTTCCATTTGATAAAGAAACCTGGCATATAAGGAAATGCTCAGGTTGTTAAATTATCAATAAATATCTTGCGGTAAATCTGCTCCTTATTTCAGATTACCAATCTCCTAATCTACTATTTCCACCACACAAAAACAAATTATTTATCACCACCAGTTCGCTTAGCCATACGCTTCCTGTTTTTCCTAATCCCTAAATGATATAGACAGGCCATAGTTAAGTTATCGAATTTCTTTAAAATATCATTCTTTTGTTTTTCAGACAGCGATACCGTATGAGATTTCTTCTTATTCTCTTCCCGTAATGTGCGCGGTCTGCCTAAGCGTTTCTCCATAAAACAAAGATAGTAATTTTGTTATAATAAACTAAATATTTGTTTAACTAAAATTAATCTATTTGATAATCAGTTAGTTACAACCATTTTGTTATTAAGCTATTGACAATACCAAAACCTTTTGTACCTTTATATCGTAAAACAAATTAAAAACTTATGAAAACAAAACTAACCCAATCCTTCCGCCACGTATTCGCTGGCGAGGGTGATAACAGAGAGATGGCGGTGGTGTTTATAGCACTGTTCGTTCCGGTAATGATGTTGATAACGGTGTTTGG